ATTTATATACTTTTTATAATTTATATATTTTTTATAATTTATATATTTTTTATAATTTATATATTTTTTATAATTTATATATTTTTTATAATTTATTACATACCAAATCCTGAAAAATCATTTAATACTGGCAATGGCATTGTGTTTGAATTAAATGCTGAATAATTTGGTACTTTTTCACAAGTAAATGATGGTTCAGGACATCTTTCGCAAGCAGGACAAGGAGGACATTTTTCAGAACTACTAGAACTTGAATCAGGACATTGTAAATCAGGACATTTTGGACAAACTGGTGGTACAACTTGCGATTTTAATATATATTTATCCTCTTCACCCTTAGGTATTTGCCACCCGTATATTCCTTCTGGTAAAGAATTATAATATTGTTCTTTATATTCATTTGTATATGCATTTGTGTTTGTTGTTGTTGCTGTGTTGCCATTTGGACCAGTGTATGTAGTTGCTGTGTTGCCATAAGGTCCGGTGTATGTTGTAGAAGAAGCTGTGTTGCCATAAGGTCCAACATAAGTTGTTGATGAATTATCAATTTCTCCAGTTGATGAACTATAAACATTACCATTTCCATCAGCATAATAATAAATTTTACTTCCATCATTCATTGTTATTTCAATTGCTTTTCTTCCATTACTATCAGTAGTTACTTTTGCAGTATTTCCATTTGGGCCAGTATATGTATTAGTTGTTGTACTTGAATTATCATGATCTATATAATAAATTTCAGTTATTCCATTTCTATAAGTAATCACAATAGTATCTTCATCTGGTGTTTTTACTACTTGAGCTTTTCCACCATTTGGACCATAAAATGTAACATTTTCAAATTCTCCACTATAATGATTATAATTATCATATGAATTATTACCAGAATAATTGTAGTTTATATTTTTATTATAATAAATAGTTTTTGAACCATCTGGATGAGTAACTACAACAGTTTTATATCCATTTGAGTCTGTAAATACTTCAGCTTTTGTTCCATCTTCTGATGGTGTTGAACCAGTATAAACAGTTTTATTTCCATTACTATCATAAACAGTTATAGTAATATTTCCAGAAGTATCTGTTGATACAATAGCATAAGTTCCATTTTCTCCATAATATGTTGTTGTATTATTTTCTAGAGGTTCAAGTAAATAAAACATTCCTAAAAATGATGAATTTGGATTTGAATTAAAATAAAAAATTACTAATATAATTATAATTAAAATACTGATAATAATTTTATTATTATTTAAAATAGATTTTAACCACTTCATTATATTTTATATTGTGAAAAAAGAATTGAAAAAAAAATTAATAAAAATTGATTTATATTTTCATTATTTGTAATTTATAAATAAATAATAAATTATAAATAAAATAAAAATGAATGACAATCAAAATGATATTATTTATGCTACTATTATTGATGATGATGATGTTGAATTTGAAATAAAAGAACAAAATATTAATTCAGAATTTTTAGAAAAATCAACAAAAATAAAACAACAACGAAAACAAAAAGAACCAAAACAATTGAAAGAACCAAAAAAAAGAAGAGAACCAAGAAAATTAAAAAAAATAAATGATAATATAAATAACAATGAAATAAATGATAAAACAAACAATAACATGAATAATAATGAAACAAATAATAATATCAATAATAATGAAATAAATAATAATATGAATAATGATGAAACAAATAACATAAATAATAATGAAACAAACAATAATATGAATAATAATGAAACAAATGATGAAATAGACAATCAGACTAATGTAAAAAAGAAAACTAAAAAAATATTACCGATGTTAAATATATGTTTTGATCCAAATCAAGCTGTTATTGAAATTGGAATCGATGAAGTAGGAAGAGGTCCTATGTTTGGTCGTGTTTATGCATCTGCTGTTGTCTTACCAAAATCAGGAGAATTCAGACATTGTGATATGAAAGATAGTAAAAAATTTACTTCTAAAAAGAAAATTGATGCAATTTCAGATTATATAAAAGAAAATGCAATTGCATGGTCTGTGAAGTATGAAGATGAAAATGTTATTGATGAAATAAATATTTTACAAGCAACACAAAAAGCAATGCATGAATGCATAAATGATATTATTCATCAATTAAAAGAAAAAAATTCTGAATTAAATTTAAAAAATATATTATTGCTAATAGATGGAAATTATTTTAAACCTTACAATAAATTTAACACAATGGCTAATAAAATAGAAACAATTAAACATCATACAATAGAACAAGGTGATAATAAATTTACATCAATTGCAGCTGCATCAATTTTAGCAAAAGTATCACGTGATAAATATATTGATGAGTTATGTGAAGAGCATCCAGAATTAATAGAAAAATATAAAATAAATACTAATAAGGGTTATGGTTCAAAGGCTCATATGGATGGTATAATAAAACATGGAATAACACAATGGCATCGTAAAACTTTTGGAATTTGTCGTGATTATTGTTAAATGTATAATAAAAAGTATTTTAATTTGATGATTTATGTATAAATTATTTATATATAAATTAATTTTTTATTTATTAATTATTATTTATTTTTTATTTTTTATTTTTTACAAATATTTTTTATTTTAAGCAGAACAACTTGTGCATTCAATTATTTCTTCTTCTTGATTTTCATTTTTTCCATTTGTTTTAACATTCGAATTAGAAATTAATTTAGTTGGTTCAATTGTGAATTGTTGTGCTTGATGTGGTGCTTTTCTTCTTAAATAATATATTCCGGTTTTTAATCCAGATTTCCATGCATAAAAATGCATTGAATTTAATTTATTTTTTGTTGGTTCTGCCATCCAAAGATTTAAACTTTGACTTTGACATACAAATGCTCCTCTATCAGCAGACATATCTATTAATTGTTTCATTGGAATTTCCCATGCAATTTTATATTTATTTCTAATTTGTTCTGGAATATTTTTTAATTGTTGAATACTTCCTTTATTTAATATAATATCATTTTTAATTGTTTCAGACCATAATCCTAATTGTATTAATTCTTTCATTAAATATTTATTAACAATAATAAATTCGCCTGCTAATGTTCTTCTACTATATAAATTACTGGTATATGGTTCAAAACATTCATTAAATCCTAATATTTGTGCTGTGGATGCTGTTGGCATTGGTGATATCAACATAGAATTTCTTAAACCATATTTCTTTATATCTTCTTTTAATTTGTCCCAATTGTGTCTTGCATTTGAAGGGTTGATGTTCCACATGTCGAATTGTAAAATTCCCATGGATGCAGGTGAACCATCAAAAGTTTCATATTTTCCAAATATTTTTGCTAATTCGCAACTACGTTCTAACGCTGAATAATAAATTGTTTCAAAAATATTTTTATTTATTTCTCTGGCTTTTGAAGAATTGAATGGTACATTCATTAATATAAATGCATCAGCTAATCCTGAGACACCAATTCCAATTGGTCTATGTTTTTTATTACTCATTTCTGTTTTTTCAGTTGGATAAAAATTAATATCAATAACTTTATTTAAATTATATGTAACTACTTTTGTCACTTCACATAATTTTTCATAATCAAATTCTCTTGTTTCTAAATTAACAAAACTAGGTAATGCAATTGATGCTAAATTACATACTGCTGTTTCATTTTTATCACTGTATAGAGTTACTTCACAACATAAATTTGATGATTTTATAACACCAATATTTTTTTGATTACATTTCGAATTAACTGCATCTTTATATAATAAATAAGGAGTACCTGTTTCCATTTGTGCATCTAAAATTGAATTCCATAATTGTCTGGCATTTATTACTCTTCTCGCTCTTTCTTCAGTTTCATATTTAGTATATATTTTTTCAAATTCTTCTCCATAACAATCAGATAATCCAGGACATTCATGGGGACAAAATAAAGACCATTTTTCATCATTTTCTACACGTTTCATAAATAAATCACTAATCCAAAGTGCATTAAATAAATCTCTTGATTTAGTTTCTTCATCACCATGATTCTTTCTAATTTCTAAAAAATCAAAAATATCAGGATGCCATGTTTCTAAATATATCGCAAAAGAACCTTTACGTCTTCCACCACCTTGATCACAATATTTAGCTGTTGAATTGAAAACTTTTAACATTGGAATTATTCCATTTGATGTTCCATTTGTTCCCTTAATATGTGTTCCAGTTGCTCTAATATTATGAATATGAAGACCAATACCTCCAGCATATTTAGAAATTATTGCACAATCTTTTAATGTCGAATAAATTCCTTCTAAACTATCATCTTCCATTCCAACTAAATAACAACTTGATAATTGTTGTCTTGGTGTTCCAGCATTATATAATGTTGGTGTTGCATGTGTAAAATATTTAAGAGACATCAAATTATATGATTCACGAATTGATTTTAATAATATTCGATGATTTGCAATTGGAACTGTTGAATCAGCATACAATGCAACTGCAACTCTCATCCACATATGTTGTGGTCTTTCTACAACTTTTCCATTTAATTTAAATAAATATCCATTTTCAAGTGTTTTAAAACCAAAATAATCAATTAAATAATCTCTATCATAAACTATATAAGAATCTAATTCTTCACTATGTGATAAAATAAAATTATAAAAACAATCATTTATCAATGGATGATGATTACCATTTACATCAATAAAATTATACAAATCAATCATAGTTTGTGAAAATGATGCTTTTGTATTTTTTTGATGATTTGAAATAATTATACGTGATGCTAATGTACCATAATCATAATGAATTGGTGATAATGATATACATTGTTCTGCTGTTAATTCATCTATTTGTGTTGTTGTTATTTTATCATATAATTGATTAATTACTTTTATTACTAATGATTGATAATTTATGTGAATATTAGTTTCCAATCCTAAATTTCTAATTCTATTTAAAATTTTATCAAATTCAACAGGTTCCAAACTTCCATTTCTTTTAACAACACGCATTTCTTCAAAATTGTTATTTAATGATACATCCATTCCACCTCTTAATCTTAATACTAAATGTAATGTTGATTCTTTTTGTACGTTATAATCTGACAAAGTTCTTCCATCTTCTAATTGTTTTCCAGCAAAAATTAATCTTTGTTGATCTGGAGGAATTCCTTCTTTATCTTGAATTTTTTGTTTAATATTCTCAATTGTGTCTGATGGTTCTACATCTAATGTTATTGTTTTGCCAGTTAATGTTTTTACAAAGATTTGCATTTTATTCTTATATTATAAAATAAATTCTTTTTAAATTCTTATAAAATATTATTATTTTATTAAAATACTTTTTATACATTTTTGCAATAAATATATATGTTTTATAAAATATATATTTTATAACAAATAAAAAAATAAAATATAAAAATATATTAATATGAAAAACTTTAAAAAATCTGTATATTTTTTACTTGGAATTTTATTATTTACACTATTTTTAGCACCATTTGTTCCAATAATTGAAAAATTCAGCGGTATAAATAATAATGAAAATGGAATTTATCCAAAATCTGTTGATAAACCAATATTAGTTGATGATTATCCTTTAACAAATGAAAAAGATATATATAATATAACAAACAATAGTGTAAAAGATATTTGGAAAGAATTTCCTGTATTTAGCTTACCATCATTTAAACAAATAACAAATAATTTAAAATATCATAAAATTCCTGATGATGGAACATGCACACCACCGATGTTTTGTAATGCATTTTACAAACCAAAAGAAATACCATCTAATGAAATAAAACCTTTACCACCTGTTCCTAATGGTTCTGGCGCAAGAGTTGGTTATTTTTTATCTAAATAAAAAATTAATAATAAATCAACAATAAATGAAATATATATTTATTTTAAATATAAAAATTATTCAATTAATTCAAAATGAATTGCAATTACACCAAATTCAGTCTCTTCTTCTTTTGTAAAATATTTAAAATATACACTTAATCCATGCTCTAAAGTTTTAATTCCTGGCAAACATTTATCCATTCCTTCATTTTCTAAATATTCTTGAAAAGTATTATATTCAACTTTAGAAACAATTTTTGTCAAAATATTTCTTTTCATAAAATCTTCATTGGTCCATTCAACAATATCTCCAACACTCATTTCTCTAAATTTACCTTTATTTTTACGTCCTTCTATTGTTTTTAATCCAAGGCTCATTAATGAAAACCATGGTTCTGATAAATTTTCACTATATTTAACAATATTCATTTTTTTTTGTGTTGAATACTTAAATAATTATTTTTCAATTTTTTTATTTTTCAATTTTTAATTTATATCAACTATGTATTTATAGATTTATTAAATATTTGTGATATATTTCCTTTTGTAATTTTTTGAATTATTCCAAATAAAAAATTAAATACATATAAAATAATTACAAAAATTAATATAGCCATGATAAATTTAAACACATCATTATTTTTTAAATCGTCAAAAGAAAAATCACTTGAACTACTTCCTGAAGAACTGCTATCAGTAACTATATCAGTTGTTTCTTCAGATTGTCCTACTGGTTGACAATCTATGTAAATATCATCTTCTGTTGCAGTATTAGCTCCTTTTTCATTTAAATAATAATTTATACCAGTTTTCGTAACATAAGAATTTTGTTGTATTATTTTTTTAAATATTTCATATGTATCATTATTAATATCAAGTGTTACATCAGTTGCATCAAATACTACATAATTTACCGTTTCATTGCATGGTTGATATGGTTCTGTTGCAGTGTAAGAATAAAATTTAGTTTTTGGAATAATTAAAGATAAATTATAATTTTTAATTTGTATTGTTGTTTCATCTCCTTGTGAAGGAGCTTTTTTTGACATTGTATAAATTATATTTCTAAACATTGCTGAACTAATGCTTGAACTATTTGATAAACGTATTGGTATACAAACAAGAAATGAAATTTCACCAGTATTTGACTTATGAACTATTATTAATTCTGAATCAATTTTATTTCCATTAAAAGAATGCAATGATGGATGATATAATCTAACTTCACTTACGTTATAAGGAATCATATTAAAAGTTACAGAAGAAGAACCATTATTATCATATGATAATGATATGTAATCTCCCATATTTTTTCCAATACACGAACTATTACCATATTTATATTTATAATCGCATTTCAAATCACATTTTCCTGAAGAATTAGAAGCAGATATGTCTATTGGTGCATTTGAATTAGAACAACTCATTTAATATATATTTATAATTTATATATAATTTATATATATAATTTACATATATTCATAATTTTATTTATTTTTTATAAATAAATAAAAAATATAAAATATAAAAATTAAAATATATATTTTTTTATTTCTAAAATTAATTCTATTGGTAACATAAAATTTTTATTTTTTTTAATGATTTTTGTAAATAAATAAAATTTGTAAAATAAATATTTATCTTTTTTATACATTGTATATTTTAATTTATATTCTTTTAAACAATGATTTATGTATGAATTATACATTAATTTTTGATTTATTTCATATGATGTATCAATTATATGAGAATTATCATCTGGATCGGTGTATATTGTTGTAGCAACTTGCCTCACTAATAGAGGAATATTTAAATAATCTATTATATCAATATCATCTTCATTTTCATCATTATAATTTTCACCATTTTCATTTATTTTTTTTAAATTGATTGTTTTTAAAAAGTTTTTTAATGAATTATGATTGCCAAAATGTTTTTTTACTAATTTATTATAATTGTAAAATAATTGATTTTCCATTTTAAAAATTTGATTGATTTGTTTTAATAAGTATTTAAATAAAATATAATCAATTTTTATTTAATAAATGTTTTTTGAATATTTATTAAAATAAAAACAATATAAATATATATTTTAATCAATATTCATTTAATGTCAGATATTAATACACAATTACTTCAAATAAAAATTAAAAATAGAGTTTTTCATGTTTTTAAATATTATATAATTCATTGCTATCCTCCAGAATTACAAATATTAATGGAAACACTATCTATTTTAGAACAAAAATATTTTTCAGGAAATAATTTAATTTTTATTCAAAAAATTAAACAACATTTACTTTCACAATTACCAAATGGAACAAAATTATTGGCTTTAATACAAAATATAAATGAAATGCAATGTTATGATTTGTATGAAGATATAATTAATGTATTAGAAATATAACATAATTATATATTTTTATTATTTTTTTAAGAATTTGCAGGTGATGCATTATGTATATCATCTAAAATTGGTTTCCAAGGAGTTTTTATAAATGATTTGTTGAATCTTGTTGATGCTCTTTCTTTAACAATTTCTTCTTCAAGTGTATATTCATGGTAATGTCTTGGTTCGAATCCAACCCATTTTTTTACATCAGTTGGACTATATTGTTCTAATCCATAAGTTCCTGTTTGTTTGGTTGATGCATTTATAATAAAATAAGCTACAATTATTCCTAAAACTGCTAATAATGGATTAGCATAAGCAAATAATGAAAATGCTAAAATAATAATTATAACTTTTCCTAATGGAGTGTCTATTAAATTTGCAATGGGAGTTGGTAATTTTTTATCACTAATTAAATATAATACAAATAATATTGATAAAATTGCTTGTAACATAAGAGACTTCATTTATATTATATATTTATACTTTTATAAAATATTCATACTTTTATAAAATATATATTTTTTTGATAAATATATATTTTTTTGATAAATATATATTTTTTTGTAAAAATATAAATTTAAACATATATTAATTTAATATGTAATATTATTGAATGAAAAAAAATACAAAAATAACTGTAAATAATAATGCAAATTTTAAATCAAAATTAAAAATAAATGAAAATAATATACAAAAATTAATTACAGAATTAAATTTGAAAACAACATTGAATACATATTTAGGTCAAAAAGGTTATACAATTTTAAAAAATGAACTTCCTATTAAAATACAACTTTTATTAAAAGAAAAATTAATGGTTAAACCTTATACACCTGGTGCTCCTGTTAATAATTCATCAACATTTCCGTGCTATCGTGAATCTAATAATAAAATTTATCTTCCACGTTATTTTGGAGAAGAATTATTTGGACCTCCTAAAATGAATAAATTACCTGATGGATTACCAATTAACTTAGTATTTAATGGAAAATTGAGAGATTATCAAGAACCAGTTGTTCAGAAATGTCTGAATCATCTTAATTCAACAAACTCTTCATATGCTTGCGCTTTACTTGAATTATATTGTGCTTGGGGTAAGACAAGTGCTGCATTATATATGATTTGTTCCATTTCTAAAAAAACAATAATAATAGTTCATAAAGAATTTTTAATGAATCAATGGATAGAACGCATACAACAATTTATTCCTGATGCTAAAATTGGAAAAATACAAGGGAATTTAATTGATATTGATGATAAAGAAATTGTTTTATGTATGTTGCAAAGTTTAGTGCTAAAAAATTATTCATCAGAAGTATTTGAAACATTTGGATTAACAATAATTGATGAAGTTCATCATATATCGAGTGAAACATTTTCTAATGCACTTTTTAAAGTTGTTACTAAACATATGATTGGATTATCAGCAACAATGGAAAGGAAAGATGGAACAACAAATGCTTTTAAAATGTTTTTGGGAAATGTTTTGCACAAAGCTGAAAGAGAAACAACATTTCAAGTCGAAATAAGAGGATTACAATATAAAAGTACAGATGAAGAATTTAATGAAACTATTTTGACATGGGATGGAAAACCGCAAATTAGTTCAATGATAAGTAAAATATGTGAATATAGTCCAAGAACTGAATTTATTATAAATGTTTTGGTTGATTTTATAAGAAAAAATGAAATTTCAAAAGAAGAATATATTGAACAAAAAAGACACATGGATTCTTGTGTTCCTAATTGTGAAATATGCGGAAAAAATAATAATTATTTAATGAAAAATTCATGTTGTGAATGTGTTAAATATTGTTTAATTTGTTTAGAAAGTATTCAACCAAAAACAATTTCTGTAAGAGATAAACAAGGTAATTTTGTAAAATATACTACAATGAAACCTAAATGTCCCAATTGTAATAAAGTTTTAAAATATGAACAAAATTATGTTGAAAATACACATATAAAACCATTAGAACATTTACAAACTATTGTACTAGCACATAATTTAAATATTTTAGAATATATGTATACTAAATTTGTTTGCAAAAACTTGGCATCTGTTGGTTATTATGTAGGTGGAATGAAAGAAATTGATTTAAAAAAAAGTGAAAAAAAACAAGTTATATTTGCTACTTATGCATTGGCAAATGAAGGACTAGATATTCCGACATTAAATGCTGAGTTTTTAATAACACCAAAGACAGATGTAGTGCAAACAATTGGTCGTGTATTAAGAGCAAAACATCCAGTAAATGATCCAGTAATTTATGATATATATGATACTCATGATGTATTTACACGACAATGGAATAGTAAAAGAAAAGCATATTATAAAAAGCAAGGATATAAAATTGTTGAATTGAATAGTAATGAATATAATAGGGGTGACAATTGGAAATTAACATGCAAACCGAAAATAATAAAATATAATAATGAAAATCCAATAATTAATAAAAAAAATGTATCATTATCAAGTAAAAGTAGTAGTTTATCAAGTAAAAGTGTTGCTGAAGATTCAGAAGAAGAATGTGAAGAAGATTTTAAAGAAGAAAATCAAAATCAAAATGAAAATCAAAATAATGAAGATAATCCTTCAAAAATAATTAAAAAAAATCCAAAATGTTTATTAAATTTAAAACTTAAAAAGTAAAAAGTACAAAAGTACAAAAATATTTAATTCACATATTATAATATATATGTTAATTAATATTCCAGCTATAGTTTATTTATCAATTGCATTATTTATTCTTTTTTTAAATTTTAAAAAAATGAATAAAATGAATGTTATTTATGAAATATTTATTATATTATTATTAACATTTTTTATTAATATATTATGTATTAATAATTTAAATAAAATTGCTTGGTATATTGTTGCATTTTTAACAATAATTCCTGCAGGATTAGCTTTATTATCTTTTATTTTATTAAAAATTAAAATACTTAATTAATATATATTTATTTGTTAAAATATATATTTATTTGTTATAAAATATATTATTTTCTAATTATAATTAAATGTTGTCACTTTGTTCTCCTGCATTAGTTTATGTTGCATTTTCATTAACACAAATAATAATTGATTTTTTTAAAAAACGTCCTAATGTTGCTTTTATGAAAATAATTGTTATGATTATATTTACAGCAATGTTAGAATTTTTATGTCGTCAAGGGTTGAATTGGATGTCTTGGATAATTGTTTTTATTCCTTTCATATTCATGTCTGTCATTGTTGGAATTCTTTTATTTGTTTTTGGTTATGATCCTGAAACAGGAACAGTCAATGTTGAATGCAGTAATTGCAAAAAAAATGAAACACAAGGAAATTTAATTTTTTCAACTGCAGAAAATGATACACATGATACAAATGAAGAAGCAAAAAATGAAAATAATACAGATGATTCAACAACAATAGTTTATAGCACTGGGTTTGGAGATGAATATAAAGGATATTCAATGTATCCTTATGGATCAAGTGATTTTGAATATCATTAATTTTACTTTTATCAATTTCTTTACAAATATATAATTCGTTAAAATATATATATTTTTTTCTTTTTATATATATTTAGGATTTTTTTTGCAAAACCATTAAAAATTTTGGAAGCCCAGCAAAGTGAAAAGTCGAAATATTTTTTTAACCCCCATTTGAAACTGAAAATTTAAGTTTGGACATTTTTAGCAAAATACTTACGCTTACCAACACAGTCTCATATTTTATTAAATGATAAAAATAATTGTTACTTAAATGGTTTCATTTTTTTAAAAAAATATGTAAGTATTAGCGTAAGTATTTTGCTAAATTATGGTAACAAAAATAATTATTAAAATAATAAAATGTTA